GCAAGCTGTCTACAACGAGATGCGAGCAGTGTACAAAGATCAGTACGAAAAGCTCAAAGCTGTTATTCTTAAACAGATTGACGAGTTGGTGCAGAACCCCGATGACGCGGCTAAACTAAAAAGAGACATCTTTGCCAAGCTGTTCGACTCTAGCACCTTAGATGTTTACTTCCCGCTAATGCGTGATGGTGACTACGTGCTACGTTACGAGGTTAAAAACCCTAAGTCTTCACGAGAAGCCAGTGTAGTGCAGACATTCACCACTGCCGCAGAACGTGATGACGCCGCAAAAATGTACAAGGCAAACAAGGACTACAAGAATGTAGAGTTTGTTGAAGAGATAACCGCGAACACTTTTAAAGGTACGGGTACTGACCCGAGCTTCGCGTACGATACACTCAGCATCTTGGACAAAAACAAAGTGCCACAAGATGTGAAAGATCAGGTGCTCAAGTTGTTCATCAACTCTTTGCCCGAGACATCGTTTGCTAGGTCATTGCAGAAACGTAAAGGAACACCGGGGTACATGCAGGACTCCGTGTATGCTCTCAAGACAAAGGGCTACACTCTTGCAAGCCAAACGGCCAAACTTAAATACGGTGCGTTGTTACGGCAGTACGAAAAAGACTTAGAAGCGTTTGAGCGTCTTGATGTGGCGGAGGCTAAAAGTATTGTCGGCAAAGGGGCTGAACGGCTCACCGCCGCGTTTGGAGATGTAAAAGCTGAATTAAAAGACCGCGCACGGTTCGCACGGGTGGGCGCTAAAAATGGTGATGTAGAAGCTATTGCACGTAGGCTTAATCAAACTGCGTTTATCTACACTATCGGCTTCAACGCGTCCTCTGCGCTGGTTAACTTATCGCAAATACCTCTGCTTGTAGCGCCGTTCTTAGGAGGCAAACACGGGTATACAAAAACGTATAAAGCCATCAAAGCTGCCTACGGCAACACACTGCTGGGCGGTAAACGCGGTGGTGGAACGAACTCTATCTTGGACTTTTACGATATATCCGACAAAGGTAACTTCACCTTGAAGAGAGGGCTGAAGCTCCCTGAAGGCAAAGAAGCCGAGCTGCGCAACATGGAAGCCTTGGTGCAGACTGCAGCAAAACGGGGTCTGTTGGGTCAAGGATTCCTAGCGGAAGCTATGGGTCTAAACGAAAGCAGCCGCATCAAAAAGGGTAGTAAAGTCGGTAACGCGTTGGATAACGCGTCCGTTCTGTCTGCTTGGCTATTCAACCACGCGGAACAACTTAACCGTCAGGTGACGCTGATGGCATCGTTCAACCTAGCGTTAGATAGCGTGACAAAGGGTAAACCAAACAGCGCCAGCGCAGCGCAAATCGAAGAAGCCGTGCAACAGGCCATCTACGACACACAGCAAACAAACGGTGGTACGTTCCTAGAGACCGCGCCTAGCATAGCGCGAGAAGGTGTTGGCCGCGTTGCGTTTATGTACAAAAACTACGGTTTGCAGATGTACTACACTATGTTGAAGACCGCCAAGATCGCCATGGACAGTGACAAGGGCGCGTTGTTTGGTAAAGAAGGATCACCCGAACGTAAGGCCGCAGTAAAACAACTTATCGGTATGCACGGATCAGCGTTGTTCTTCGCAGGTGTCCAAGGTCTGCCGCTATACGGCGCAGTCAAACTAATCGCTAACCTGTTCTTCTTGGATGACGAGGAAGAAGATTTTGATACACTCGTGCGTCAGTACATGGGTGAAGGTTGGTACAAAGGCGCTGTAACTGAACTCGCGGGTATCGACGTTGCAAGTCGTATGGCGCTCACAGGATTGTTGATCCAAGAAAACAGGTTTAACAATGATCCGTCCCTAGAAGAAACTATAGGGTTCTACGTAGGTGGGCCTGCACTCAGCGTAGCTAATCGCCTGTATCGTGGTGGTTCTGACCTGTTTTCTTCAGAAGGAGATACGCAACGCGGCATTGAAAATATCATGCCAGCGGGTCTGGCAAACGCATACAAATCTACCTTCGGCAGGTACGCGCAGGAGGGTGGTATATACACGCGGCGTAACGACCCCATCTACGATGACATGACTGGCGGTGAGTTGATTGCTCAAGCTCTGGGCTTCCCACCAACAGAGTATACGTTCCGTCAAGAACAGAATAGCGTCACCAAACGTATCGACATCGCGGTTGGGCAACGGCGCTCCGCTCTACATAAGAAGCTATACATAGCGCAGCGCATGGGTGACTTTGATGCTGAGATGGAAATCTACGACGAGATTGACAAATTTAACGCTCGTCACCCTGAAGCAGAGATCAACGCTAAATCCATAGAGCGTTCATTGAAGCAACACGCCAAAACTTCTTCAGAGATGTATAACGGGGTAACTCTAAGCCCCTTGTATCGTGATGCTCTGGAAATGATCCGAGACTCCTACAAGCAATAAAAAACCCCCGCCGTTGCAGTGCGAATCCTAGCCGGGCGGGGGTATAGAGGAGAACGACAAGTAAGTGGGCTTGTCAAGTGCAATATATCACACTGTTCTCCACATGCGAACCCCAAACATTTTATTTTCTATGCGTACACGGACTTCTATGTTCCAGCTTTTGCGTTGCGCTATATCAAGAAACTGCTTCTTGGCTTTAACAGTATTAACGCACGGAATAAAAATAGATGCTCCAACCACCATGGCGTCCCAGTCTACGATAATCTTTACCCCATCTGGTGCGAGGTCATCAATCCTCAGTGGTTTCTGATACACCGCTAAAACCTTTCAACTCCACAGCGATGGCTCGAATAGGCGGCAGGTGTAAGTTAGTGCCCTTAGACAAACGCATTTGTTTGCGTACAGCACCCATCTCTTTCTGCATCCCTGCCACCACACCCGTGTAATCTAGCTTCTGCTCCCCAAGCCACCTCTTAAACGGTTTAGGTACAATGTAGAGCATGTTTGTATCTGTCTCGTATCGTGCAACCAATGAACCTCTTGGATTTTGGTCGGGAATAACTAAAGGCGAGATACCTTCCGCTGATTGTGCGGTATCTGTACTCTTGATTTTTAGTATGCTGCCCCAATGCTCTGTCGTAAACTCGGTTATCAGTGTCTGTACTGATGCAGTGCTATCATCCACGAATGATTTGACCCGTATTAACTGGCTAACCACCCACTTAAACAATTTCTTTAGGTCATAAGATATTATACCTAGACGTTTAGCTACCAAGGCTCCGGTCAATATAGACGTGCACCCACCAGACCAAAAGCGGTTGACGTTATTAAGCCCCGCTGCTTTGTCTAGCTCGGCCTTTATCCGCGCGTAATCCGCGGCAATAGTCTCTTTGTTGTTTATGACATACTGCACAAACTCTGGCCCGAAGTGGCCGTAGTTTAACTGTATATCCCTAAGCTGCGCATCTGCTTCCCGCTGGTCAACAGGAACGCGGGGCATCTCGTCTACTCTAAGCTCTAATAAACGCTGCATCTCGGCTTTGGTATTGTTTTTGTACATAGACATTTGCGCATATATACTCACGTTACCTGTAGAGAACGCCAGCAACCGCCAAGGCTTACCCCTAACACGTTCGTGGTTACCTCCACCTGCCATACGGTTCTTCTGTACCCCTTCAGACAGTTGGTACGCATACGTTGATGCTTCTTTAGGAGTAAAGTTCGTCAGCTCGTCTGTATTTAACATCAGGTTGTGCATAAGTTCCGCTTGGTTCATTTTTGAGTTAACTGTATCTCCTCCCGTGGCTATCTGCCCACGAGGGTCACCCCATATAGATGACGCTGCATACATGGCAGTTGTTTTGCCACCACCTGTTTCGCCGTACAGATGTACGCCTAGACTATACAGACCCGAAAGCGGCATGAGTACAGTGCCAAAACCACCACATACGGTGAATTGATGTAGCTCCATGCCATCACGGTTATACCAATCAAGTAGCTCTCTACTACGTTCTCGCGTACCTTTGTGTTTAAACTTCTCTATATACCCCGAAGTTTTTGCAGACGGTGGATTGTACTCCACGCCTGTTGCGGTAATCAGTTGATCGCCCAGTACAAACTCGTCCATCTTCTTGTCGTCCACCCAACCAAATTGCTGGTGCGCCTCGCTGGCGGTCGTGGTTTGCTGCAATTCCTGTATCCATGTGGCCGTGTATGTCATCAGTTTGTCTACGTCCTTCCCGAATGTTGCTATGCCCTGCATAGACATGTGTTTACGAAACTCTTCTCTTGAAGTGACACTCGACAGTGGGACAACAAAATCACGTACTCCGTCCCGTGGTAAGTGCAGTGCAAACGCTATAACTTCCCCAAGCTCCACATCATGTAACCTACGCGTGACGTAAAAGTCGTGGTGGTATATACATACTTCTTCTGTGTCGCCATCTTCGTTCGTGCTACGCAAATACACACCGCCGTTCTGACCCCGAAAGTACGGTTTAGGTAGCGCGGGGATTGTTATAGTTTTTGTATCCTCCCCATCTATTTCCTCTATGACATTGTCTTCTGGGGTCGCCTCTTTAATCTCTTTGGTTAACTGTGCAGGAGTTGTTATCTTACCCTTGTTGGGACAGCCCTCGCACCCTTCAGGGTTAAAACGCTCTATCGTGCTGCAGAACTGTGGGCCACCTGTGTCTTCCATCTTACGTAGTGTGGCTTGAACATCATAATCTTCATGCTCTGAAGACATAACGTGTGCAGCCTCTGCGCTATCCTCACACACGTTAGCTATAGACAGCCCAGCCCTCCACAAGTCGTGCGATACGGTGCTCTGGTTTTTGATTATGTGTTTTATCTGTGCGCAGCCCGTACCGTTCTTGGTCTTCAACAGCAAGCGCCGGAAGCTCCCTTTGTAGTTTTGCTGTAGAGCTTCTCTAAACGCGCTTGTCGCGGATGCCTCGCGTTTCTGGGGTACTGGTATCGGATCACCCCCTAACAAAACCGAGAACTTATCGAAGTCCACAGTCGTAGGTTCTTCCACCCCATAAAATTCTACAGGTAGTGGCTCACCATACTTATAGTTGTGAGTGCTTGGCACACGTAACACGCCAGCGGCATCGGATGTTCGAGATGGGTCAGCATCAAAACCTTGCTCGGCGCACAACCTCTTCAGTCGTTCAGCGACAGGCCACCAGTCTGCTCGGCACACAGGCTCAGACAAAATCCAGTAAACATGCACCCCGCGTCCAGAGTTAATCAGGGTGGGGATAGGTAGGCTGTTGTTCTCGCAGAAGACCCGTAGCTCCTCAATCGCCACCTCTTGAGACGGGAACTCCTTGTTAGGTCCACAGTCTAGGTCCAAGAAAAAAGACTTCATCCACTGCATATTGGTAGCTACGCGAGACCCAGCCTCAAAGAACGTGCCCATTGCAAAGAAAGCGTTCCACCCGTTTGCGTCGAGATCACGTGCTGCCTGTAGCACCTCATCAGTAGACGAGTAAAATTTCTGTTTGATCTGTTCGTTTGGTTTAGCGCCCTTCAAAGCCCACACACAATAGTGACCCTCGTGCGCCAACACCAAATCTAAAAATCTTTTGTTTATCATTGTTACCACTCATACCATAGGAGTAACCACGGCCACCGTAGCAGCCGTGGATTTGTGTCTAGTCGTCGTCAAACATGCTGTCTACGATGTCGTTCAGATCACCTTTAGACGCTGGAGCCGGAGCCGCTTTATTAACGGTCTTCTTCACTGGCTCTGCTTCAAACATGTCATCGCTATCCTCTTCTACGGAGGGCTTCATAGCCAAGACGTTGTTTGTTTTTGGTTTCGATGCAAACGGGTTTGGGTCTTCCATGACGAACCCACCGTCCACAGCACCAAACGGGTTGGCACGTTCCTGCGGTACATACTTGATAACTTGTACAGCATTGATGCGCAGTGACACGCTCTGCTTACCCCCGAAGTCGTAAGGCACCAACTTGACCGCTACGCTAACAGTGCTGCCCGTGGTCAACTGAAAGTCTTCCGGTAGCATGTTACCCTGCGAGTCGTATTGGGCTGGCTTGTTTGTTACCTGTCCACCATACGAACCCTTCAACACGGCCTTGTGCGTGATGGTGCCGTTGTCATCTTTAACAAACGGGTTGGCTAGTTTCTCAGCCCACTTGTCTTCACGGTTTGCCGCGTATGCTGCGCTCATGGCTTGAAACAAACCTTTTGCAGTGGCGTTGTCCATGCGGAAAGCAATGGAAAACTCTGCGTTAGCATCCCGTGGACCACAGGGCATACTACGATTGGCCTTCTTATCAAACGCGTACGTCTGATCTAGCTTCGGCCATAGTGCTTCTACGTTTTCAATAATGTAAGTGTCTGCCAATGTCGTTCTCCTTTTTGGCTTATACGTCTGTGTCGGCGTCGAAGTTAAACTCCAACTGTTCTTCTACAGGCTCATTACGAATTTCGGCCTGTTCGGCTTCTATGGCTTTACCTGTTAGGGCTTCGGTCACTGAAGTCTTGTTGAAACGGTATGTATTACCGATCTTAATATACGTGGACTTAGGGATATGCCCCTGTCGCACCCACGCACGGATAGTAGAAATGGACACTGCAAAATGCTTTGCCAAATCCTCTATTGGTACAAATGGTTCCGCCATTATTTTTTCCTTACTGATATGACATACTCGGTGTCTATGTTCATGCCCTTCGGCAGAACGTCTGGGTTTTCCTCCAAGAATTGTTTGACGTTAGTTTGGTTCAACCGCTTGTCTAAGAACTCAGGCACATCGTGCTCCTTTATGAAGCTGTACATCTGTTCCCAATCGCTGGTCCAATACTTGGTTTTAGTGGACCTGAAAAACAAACCTTCGGAGGTTCTAACGCTTTCGACATTGTGGTTCTCACAGTAGTCAAGCAGCGCGTTCTTTAAGATTTCCTGTTGGCGCACCAACGCTCCATCTTCTTCTTTAAACCGTGCGGATAGCTCTGCTCTTTTTGCCCGTAGTTTGATGTAGGCTTTTGTCAGTTTATCCGCAGGTATGTCGGACTGATCCGTCATTTGCGTTCTCCTCTAGTAACGAGAATTATACTCTAGTGGTATAAAATACCCTAGTCAAGTATTTCTTTGTATAAGTCTATCATTTTTGTGTGTACGTCTATTCTGTTATCTAACAGTGAGTAAACACGCTTTTCCACGGCAGAGCCTTGCAACTGCACGACAGTACATCGGTGCTTCTGGCCCGACCTGTGAACCCGTGCGTTAGCTTGGGCATATGTTTCCAAGGAGGAGGTTGGCCCCCACCACACCACCGTGTTCGCTGCAGTTAACGTAACACCATGCGCCGCAGACTGCGGCTGGATGACTAGCACCCTTGGATCGGGGGTATTCTGGAACCGTTTAAATATGTCGGTTCGTTTTGCTACGGGTACATCCCCCCGAATTACTTCAGTAGCAACCCCATCATTACGCAGCTTGTCGGTCAATATGTCAATAGTGTGTTTGAAAGGCACGAACACAAGAACCTTTTGACTGCTCTCGTCGATCACTTCCTTCAGCACTTTGTACCTGTGCTTGATGTCAAACTCTAACGTATCACCATCATCGGTATACACAGCACCAGCAGATATTTGCAGGAGCTTATTCATAATGATCGCTGCGTTCATAGCGGTCACTTCGTCGTCGCCCACAGTCATGGTCATACTCTTCTTGAGCAGGTCATAATATTTTTTCTGTTGGCGCGTAAGTTCGACCACGCGTTTGACGTATGTCATATCGGGCAGGTCAAGACATTCTTCTTTGGTAAAACGTATGGCAGGTTGTAAGATGTTAAACACTGTGTCCGATGCGTGAGGTTTTATCACCCACCTAAACTGCGTTACCTTTGTCATAACCATATCACGGAACGAACCAAAGAACCTTGGCACAGCATTGGGGTTGACCATCTTAGCTAACCCGTAAGCGTCGAGTGGAGACTGCGCAGCGGGTGTACCCGTCATCATCCACAACCATGTGTCTTCGTTGACAATCCGTTTAAGCACCTTCCATCGTTTGGACTGCGCATTCTTGTAGTGTGTGGCTTCGTCTACAATGATAAGGTCAAAGCCCCCGTTTATGATTGCATCAGCGACGATCTCAACCCCGTCATAGTTTATTATCACAAAGTCAGCACCCTGCTCTATGATCTCTCGACGTTTTTTAGCCGCGCCATAGGCGATGTCCACACTGCGATGCGGGGCGAACGTAAACAAATCCTCACGCCACGCACTGTCCATGATAGACAAGGGACATATAACAAGTACGCGATTGATCTTACCCTGCTTCATTAGATAGTCAGCAGCCCAGATGGCTGAAGCGGTCTTGCCTGTACCTTGCTCGTTAAAACAAAAGGATTTCTGGTTCATCGTAAAAAACGCAGCGGTCTTTTTCTGGTGGTCGAACGGCGCATACTTACCCGTCCACTCGTACCTCCCGTTGATCGGAGAGGGTACATCAATGTTCAGCTTGCGTAGGCTGAGTGCCTCGTCGATGCCCCACTTCACCAGCACCTCGTGGTCTTCAACCGCTTTGCTCTTTGGTATCACTTCAGTGACACGTCTCGGGTTGCGTAGCTTCAACAGCAACGCCTTACCATCTATAATCTGCATCGTGTTCTCCTATTTAGGGATTTCCCTAAATCACTTTTTCTTTTTGTAGTTTCTTGCGCGGTTCTTGCTGCGGCTCTCCACCGTCACACCGTCTTTGTTTGTACCACCCTTCGACAGGGCTTTCTTATGACTAACGTCTTTGCCTTCGCGCTTGTCAGCCTTACCGTTATTGTTAGCATCTTTGCTGGTGCGATCCATCTTGCGGCGGGCTCGCTGGCGTTCCATCCGTGCTTCAAACGTCTTACTGCCTACAGGCGCGTTCTTTTGCTTGGGACGGTCTTTGGGGTTCTTGTATGGCATCAGTTTGCTCCGTTGTGAACACATTCAATGATAGGACAGTAGCGTCTGCACAACCCGTTAGGCCGTGCGTTCCACATGTCTTCCTTTGCTGCAGTCTCCATCTGCCCATACTTGCCGAGCCATTTCTCCCACAGCTTACTCTTATCATACTCCATGTAGGTGTCTTTCACCAAGTCATTACACACCACAAACAGCAGCGCAGCGCGAACTTTTTTGATCTGTGGGTAACGTGCCATGAGCGCAAGAGCCATCAACTCTAACTGCCCCTTGTCTGCATACTTAGAAGACTTGCCCGTCTTGTAGTCCACAACTGTTGCCACTTCGTCATTCAGTATCACTAGATCAGCGATACCACGGAACCAAACGTCAGAGGCGTAAAAGTCACAAGCCTCTAGGTTCTCCGTGATACCCATCTTTATCTCGCATAGCTTGTCACCCTTCCTATCCTTCAAAGATGTTAGGGCTTTGGCCGCAAAGCTAAACTTCGCAGGCACAGGTACGTCCTTGGAAATGAAGTCTTCTGCCATCTTGTGAAACTCGTTGCCGTACAAGATAGCTTCTGTCTGCACAAACGGCACCTCCTTCAAGACGTGTTTGTGGTAGAACTGTTTAGGGCACTGCTCAAAATCTTTGATCTTGCTGAAGGACCACGGCCATACTTTTGTCACTCACATTCTCCATATGATTTGCCTGTGCCACTCTCACAGGTGATCGGTAGTCCATCAGCCCAGTCAGGCGTCTGGCTCATACATTCTTCGACGTATGCCCGTGCTTCATCTAGCTCTTCGTCTCGTACACAAGCCACAACCGAGTCATGTACTGTTAGCACAACTTTGTATCTCTTGGCAATGAGTAACATTTGGTGGCCTATGATGCACCTTGCAACCGCTTGGCACACGTTCTCCACAACCTTCCCGCCGTATATACGGTTCGGACCTTTTCGGGTCTTATAGGTGTACTCTGGACCTCGTTCACCCTGCTCCGCTGCCAACCCATGATAGAACATAGGTAGCCCAGAAGGTAAGATTATTGAGCTGGTAGGTGCGTCTACTTTCAACACGCCCTCCTTACCAAACTGCAAACTGTCGCCCCGCTGCATGTACTGCACCATGTTGTTGGCATCTCTCCACAACTGACTAATAGCTCCGTTGGCATCGCGGTACACCTGTATGATACGCCGCGCTTCATCTAATTCTATGTAGACGCCCATGCCTTGCAACTGCGCTTGGAACTTCGGTGCGCCCATGCCGTACCCTGCACCGAGAATAGTGGTCTTGCCCACGAACCTTTGGTCTTTGTTTACCCCATCTACTGGCACGTTATAGATGCTGGACGCCATGTACTTGTATACGTCCTCACCATCTGCGAACTGTTTGGTCAGATCATCCTGCCCTGCAAGCCACGCCAATACCCGTGCCTCAATCTGCGAACTGTCACAGTCGATCAGCGAATACCCTTCAGGCGCTATGATGCTGCCCTTTAACTTCTTACCGTTAGGCCCACGGCTAGGCAGGTTCTGTAGGTTGATCTTGTCATCCCCACCCCACCTGCCTGTATGCGCAGCATAGTATCTTACAGGAACGGGCAGACGCCCCCGGTCAGCGATGTCTATAAACCGCTGTGTTCGTGTCTCTTCCAACGTGGATTTCGTGCCGAGCCGTGCAGCTACCAACGCTTGCACACGATCATCCTCATGTTCTAACAAAAGTTTGAACGCCTCGTCACTCTTGGCAAAGGCATAGGTCTCTTTCTCTGTGGTAGGGCTGATCTTCATAGGAGGCTTGACGCCGAAACCTTTTAACAGCTCTGCGAACTTCGGGTTGGACATCAAGTCTTTCTTATCCGTCACCCCCGCAGCTTCTAGCAGCTTGGCCTTACGATCTTTCACATCCTCTAGGTGCGACCGCAACAAGTCCCTATTCAGCTCCAACATCGGTTCGGTAAACATCCGCAGGGTGGCGTCAATCAAACGTAACTCTTGGCGGGGAAACTGTTTGGCCATTATGCTAAACAACTTATAGGTAAGGTCCACGTCATTGACGCAGTAGTCGCCGTACCGCTCTAGTTCTTCGGGTGCAAAATCTCCACGCCGTTTTCCGAGTGCGTTGAGTACCTCGTGCCCCTTAGTGCCGACACCGTACCTCTCAGAAACCGCAGCGAGACTTGCGCGAGCTTCAGTCCCATGTAGAGCACGGGCAATACACAGAGTATCGGTATACATGCGAGGACGAATATCAAAACGCCAGTTAAGAATGGCACCATCAAACATAGTATTATGGCAAAGTAACATAGCATTATCCCAAGGGAAGGTCTTGAGGTATTTCTTAATCTGTTCGTGCGTCCCACTGGCCCACTCCGTTTCTCCGTTGTTCAGTTTTACACCTACGCCGATCACCTCAAAACGAGGATCACGGACGTAGGCTTCTGTTGTTATCTTACGCAGAGAATAATCCCTGTCGTAATAGGTTTCAAAATCTAGCGTGATTAGGTCCATCAGCCCTTACTCACTATCTCACCACCACATGCCATGTAACCACATGCGTCCACCCAGTTGTCAGGGTGCTTCGGGTTTGACTTGATACGCGCGACCTTTAACAGGTTCATCATCACAGCTACATCAGTAGCATCGACCTTCACACCTAGATGTACAGACCAGTACGCACCGATAGTGTTAAAGTTATC